CTTTAAAGCCGTGAGAGTGCCTTCTGCATCTTTTAGCGCATCCTTACTATTGATGTAGATGCCTATGCTGATGTTTTCTTTACTAAGTCTATCTATTGCAGCTTTGCTTTCGGATTCTTCTTTGCCAAGTGTAGCAAGCTGACTTTCCACAGTGTCCTTGTGTAGTTGAACAATTGCATCATGCTTGTGCTTATTTGCAGTAACTCCATCAAGCCCCGCTTTTATCTCCGCATTTAACACCTCCTGAACAAGCTTCATCTCATTCTTATAGGTGGTTGCGGTTGTAGATAATTTAACCTCAGATGCCGCCTTTGCTATACCAATTTGCCTTTTTTCTGTTCTATCAAACCACTCAACGCTACTTTCCCAAACTTGCTGTCTTGCATTGGCTGTTTCTTTCTCTATGCGTAACAGCTCTTGCTTATTTTTTTCTAAGTCGCCAGTTCCGTGAACAGCGTTGATAACCCCCGTAACGCCTTTATTAAAGGTGTCTGATATAATATTCCCTGTATCTTTTGGGTCATCTAGTTTGTTTTGGGAGTTGGCAACCATCCTTTTTGCTTCAGCTTTAACAACTTCCATTTCAATAATAGAAGTCTTGAGCTTATCAATATCTTCAATGGTCTTTAGTGCGGCATCGCCTTCAACTCTCATCCCATCTTTAGTTTTTTGATTTAACTCGTCCTGTTTTGCAGAAACTTCAGAGAGTGCATTGGTTGCCTTTTTGCCAAAATACTCATACCCAACAACAGCGCCTGTTATTGCAAGCGGTATTAGCTTAAGCGCTCCTGGCAAAAATGCGGTGGCTGCATGTAATGCGGTCATCGCTGTCAAGCTACCAGCAACTTGCGTAGCGGCAGTTCCCATGCTCCCCATTGCAAAATTCGCAGGTTCGGCGGCACGCGTTGTCATCGGTCTTAATCTACTCGCTGCGACAGCTCTCGTTTCTGCCGTTGCGCCTATGACATTTCCCATCCCTCTTAAGGCTTTTGATATTAGCCAAAATTCCAACAAAGCTTTGAGTGCTCCGCCAATTATCTCGCTATTTTTGCTCCACGCATCTCCAAGAGAATGCAATCCATCTATCCCCGTCTTTAACGAGTCTCCAAAAGCTTGCGCCCACTTAAGTGCGGTATCATTTTGAAGAAATGTATTTAACTCCTTTAGCGCATCCTTGAGAGCTTCAAATGAACCATTGTCCCCAACTTTTTTCTGCAACAGCATCCAATTTGTTTCAAGCTGTGAGGTTAAGCCGTTCCATGTCTGCATCATTCTTGCTGACGACCCTGACATAGAGAACTCCATCTCTTGCATCATGCCGTCAATAGCGGGTATCGCCTTAACCTTACCTTCTGAGATCGCTTTTGTCATTGAACTCATGGTCATACCCATACCATCAGCCATATTTTGCATAGCTGATGGAACAGATTCACCCAATTGCTGACGTAGCTCTTCCATAGAGATTACGCCCTTAGAAGCCATCTGTTGTAAGGCAACGGTTGTTCTGTGAAGAGATTCGTCAGTGCCGCCGAAGTTGGCGATTGCATTAGTGATCGCTTTTAACTTTCCCTCGACATCGCTCATGCCGACAACTTTCATCTTGACGAATGAGTTAGAGAGCTCTTTTAACGCAAATGGAGACTGTTTAGCAGCTTCAAACAAGAAATTCATATCTTGAGCAGCGTCTCTTATTTTACCCTGCGTATCGACTGATTTTGACAAGCCTTGAAGCAGAACAGAAGTGCGTTCAACTTCGGCATTGGCTTTGATAAGAGAACTGGCAAAGACACCGATTGTGTCACTTGCCATAGAAAATACCGAATGCAGACCAGAGGTAACAATGGCGATATCTCGAAGATGTGGAATTGCTCCAGAAATCCCCTTTTCTATACCGCCAAGTCTTGTATTTAACTGACCTAGTTGACCACTTAGCTGTTGAGCGGATTGACCAGCTTGACGCATTCTGCTGGTGTACTGCCCATCTCTAAGTTCTAGCTCAACTACAAGATTTGATATTGCCATTTCTCTGTCCTATTATTTAATTAACTCATAATTGCCTTCAATCTATCCAAACCCTCTCTATCAATTTCATCAGTTTTGTTAGCTATGCTTCCAACTGATTCCGATAAGCTCTCTAACGTAGTCTTGTAAGACTCTTGATCCAATACAGCGGCTGCAACTCTGATGGAACGGATGTCATCAGCCGACTTCATTCGATCAACGCAACTTGATAATAGCCAAAAACGCTTAACTGGCATTTCCAATACCTGCACGTCACTCATTCCATAAAAGGCAAGCACTCTGCAAAAAAGAAAGCCAAAATCAAGCGAGATTAGCTTCCCTACTTTTTTCCATCTTCGTCCAAGGTTTCAACAACTTCATCTTCTGGAAGTGTTCCATCTCTTGCGAAAGCCGCAATCATGTTTAACTCATTCAACGACCGCTTCATCAGAATATCTCTTGGGCAAGTGGGGACGCTAATAAATACTGTCTCTGCCAAAAACAACACGCGATCTGACGTTGTTGGGTTTTCTTTTCTGTCAGCTTCTTCTGCCATTTCATTAATTCTAATGAAATCCTCTACGGATACATCTTTAATTGGATAAGTAACTCCTTCTAAAGTGATAACTCGGTCTTCCTTAGCCAAAGCGTCTATGTTTAATATTTTTGTCATTCTGTTCTCAAGGGTTAAGCCCCTTAAAATAAGGGGCTGCTGTAAGTCACCTGTGGCTTACTATTTAAGCCAATAAATCACCTAGTTTGAAAAGTATTTTAGAGACTGGATCAGGATAGCCTGTAAATTCAGTGTTAAAAATACGCTCGTCATTGTGCTTGAATGAGAATTTCATCGCTCCAGCGGTTGAAGCCAAAGGAATTGTTAAATCTTCAGCAGTTGAAGCCAAATTAGCGATTGGGTGCAAAGTTAACACGCCAGCATTTGCTAACAGATTTGTTCCAACGCCATTGGTTACATCAACTCTAACCAATGTACCTACAACGCCACCAGTTAATGTTGCTCCAGACATAGTAACCTTTCCAGTCGCTGTTCCAGCATTCAATGTGAACGCATTGCCTTCGACAGATTTAAGATCGTAAGCAACGCTAATCACTGACAATGTTGCGATGTAATTTGCAGGCGTTAAATTTGAATCAATAGACGCATTCAATACCGCCGCTAATGCAGCAGCCGTTGCCGCTGTAGTTAATCCAATAGTTACTTCATGAGCTGTTACTGCCGCTGTTTTAAAAGTAAGCGTTGTGCCGTTAACAACAATCGTTTCGCCTGTAACTGGTAAGGTCGCAATAGTGATAGAGCCAGTTGCAGCAGCGCCATTGCTTTGCATTGTTGAACCAGGCATGATTGCAATCAGGTTATCTAAAGTCGTTTCAGCCAATGGGCAAGTGACTTTAATATTACGCTTTGTGATCCATTCGTTAACGATAGAATCGCCAAATTGATCAACAACTGTTTGGTGAGTATCTGTGGTTACATCAACGTCAACGCCGCCTTTTGTATAGCCTAAGTCCATGCCTTTGTATGTAATTGAACATACGCCTAGTTTTACGTTATTGGTAGAGCTTGCCATTTTAATTTCCTATTTGATATTGGGTTTAGTGTTCGACATAGACCGTCTCGAAATTGACGGAAAATTCAGTAAAATTGCCTTTTGATGAAGGAAAAGCAATAGGGTCGTGCAGTGGTTGAATAAAATGAATAAAGGCAACATCATCAGAATAACTCTTAATTTCTTTAAAAATGCTCATCACCTGCTTTGCTAAGTCGTAGCCGCTTTGGAAGTTGTTACTTCTTACAATCGCTTGAAATTTTGCCTTTTTGTAATCAGGCAGGTCTGCATCTAGCTTTGCGCCTGAAGCACTGCCTAGCAAAAGAATACCTTCAGAAACGGACTCAGGAAGGTGATACATATAGATAGGTGAAGAAATCTGTCCAGTCAGTATTAGATAAAAGGGGTTTAGATTCATTAGTGACCAACCCCTTGATTGACTCTGGCTTCCACTCTGGCTTTGATTTCGTCAGTAAGTGTTTCAAATGCTCTTTCAAGAAACTTTCCACCTATATCCACACCTGGATTTGCAACTCTCTTATCTATAGTTCCCTTTCCAGGAGTCATTCTGTCGTAATTCTCATGAACATTTTCTGCATACTCGCCAACAGTTCTGCCATCCCCTGCGCTGGTATTGTCGTCAATGTACACCTCAAAAGCGGCTCTGTTTCTAAACAACGAGTCTTTTGTTTGCCTTACTTTAATAGATGCCTCAAGATTGAATTTATCAACAGGCGCTTGCAACTTAGCTAACTCCGATATATCTATAGCCCCTTGCTTCAAAGTCTCTCTTGAGCCTTTGCTTGATCTATCTGCAAAATTTCTAAGTGTATATTTAAATTCGTCAACGCCCGTAACCTTTACGCCCATATCGAACACTCCAATTGGTAATGATCGTCTCTACCGCGAACGTCTGTTCTGAAAATCATTTTATCTACGCGCAGCATAACGCCCTTAACAGTAACGCGATCTCCAATACTGACGGATGGCAACAAGTTAGCCAGCAAAGTTGCGACTGATGTCATTTCATGAGCGTTCCCAAGCGTTGCAGATTGGCTGCCTCTGGCTACAGTCTTTGAACCTTCTCTTTCTAATTTGACTATTGAACAATAGGACAAGCGAGTTTCGGACAACAAAGGTTGCCCATACTCATCGCTGTAGTCATGCTTTTCAATCTTCATTGGAGTATTGCCTTTTAACGACATTGTTCGCATCTCATATAAGTCTGCCTAATATTCTAACAGGCTATCGATAAAATAGTAAGTCATTAATAACTTACTAAGTCTGTAACTAACTGAATTGGTATAAGTTTTGAGTTAGGATGACTGTATTTTTCTATTTCAGAAAATTCAATCATGACTCCGTTTGACAATTTCAACTGAGTTGCGCCCATTGAAATTGCATCCAACATGTAACTGAAATAAATTGCCTTGATAATCTCGAATCTGGTAACTGTAGATATATAACGAACCGAGTTCCACTTTTTACCAGCTCTGTCTATAAAGTTAAATCTAACAGATTTGTTGGCTGAAATCATAGCTGACGCTTGCTTATCTCCAAGATCGATCTTAGAGGTTACGGCAAGCGTATATCTAAAAATATCAGACCGAGATGATTCAATATCCAACAGCATTTGCGAGTGATATGCGCCACTTAATTTGTTAACCATATCCTTTCTAACCTTTGCAAAGCTTTTGCTAACAGTATCGGGCAGTGACGCTTCGATATTTCTTAACCCGTCACTTAGCGTAGCATTAATAGAAGCGAGCGCAGACGCTTCTATTTGTTTGCAGGATTGTCTAAAATATCTAACTGTCTGCTTATTAACATTGCTTGAAGAATGTCGATGAAATTCTCCAACTATTGCAGTTATAAACAATTGATAAGTAAGCTCAACTCCAGAAGTGCAAGCATCTACCTCATGTAAAATATCAACCGCGTCCAAGCTTGCTTCCGTAATGGAGGTAACCTGTAAGAGATTCCAACGCTCTTCTTGACGCTGGGAGCGACAACGTCTTTGTTTGCCTCCACGATGTTGTGGATTCGCCTATTTTTTGTGAAATTATCCCAGCGCTGCTGCGGTCATCATTATTCAAAATCTCATTAGCCTCTATTACCTGTGCAACTTTAAGCTTTGTCAAAAATGCAACAGGTAGCATTGAGACGTAAGAGCTTGGTAGCAAATTTAGCTTGTCAACAATCACGCTACGCCTTCCAAGCTGCGTAGATGCTCCAGATGTGCCCGTATGAAACTCTGTTACAAAGTCAACTGTCCCACCTAGATAGTTATAATCAATTGAGTAAGTTATCATGCCCAGATGACTAAATGCCCCTATCAATGCAGTTACCTTCTCTGTCAAAGTTGCAGAATTAAAAGCATCAATATTCGGGATACTGAAGGCATTTAACTCAGCCTCTTGAATAGTTTGGTAAGAGTTGGTCATATATATCAGAGACGCTCCCTTGCGAATGATATATATCTCATCAAATTGAATATCATCACCCAGCACCGTAGTTGCTGTAACGGTCAATCGTCTTGA